CAGATGTGCCGTTGGCAGTACCAGCATTACAAACATAGACAAAATTATCTGCTGTCGCTTTATGGACGAAGCCCGCTGAGCCTGATGTATTCATCCAAACTCTATTCGCAATTCCGCTATTTCCTCCATTGGACATTATGATATCTGCAGCATTTTCACCGTTTGAATCAATGGTACCAGATGCTCCTGCACCAAGAATCTCTGTTCCTGATGATATTGCGGTGTCTTCGGCTGTTCCACTTGTAGCAGATAATTGAATATTGAATATTGCTGCATTTAAATTAGAAAGAGTCTTTGTGATGGCAACAACCCTTGTAATGAATGCATCATTAGGAATTTTAACGCCATACAATTGATTAACAACAGTATTATCTCCACCGTGTGACCCAGTGATAGAAAGATCTACCGCGATTCTATGAAGGCCTGAGCCAATAGAGAAGCCAGCTGCGGGCGGAGAAAGAACAACTTGGCTTGTCCCATTTGCATCATATTCCATTGTGCCGGGTACGCCAGCAGCGCTTGGTGTACCAAAATTTAATGTTACATCGTCCATTACTCCAAACGGCTTGGGACACCTTACATCCGCATAGCTATCGCCAGTATTAAATCTCATGTAGGTATTGCCAGCTTCTCTAATCTCAAACGCGGCGCCATCGTTATCTGGCATTTGAATTCCGCCGCCCTGGGCGCCTAAATTAATGGCAAATTCATTGCCGCCGCCCGGGTTACCATAGAAAATATAAGCAGAATCACCATCGCCAAAATACATTTTCCTTGAAGTTCCTATGTATATGGCGCTGCCACTAATATTGAGACCTCCCTTAGCGCCAGAAAGTATAAGTCGATCGGTTCCAGCCTCATCATATTCAAGATAAGCATCTTTTTGAGTGCCAAAATAAATCTTTTTATCATCAAGAATTACTGTATCGCAGCTTGCGGTTAAAGAGCCGGACAAATAAATAGAATCAACGCAATCAGTGCCAAGCGATACGGATCCAGAGATTTCTAATGGGGATCCACCGTAAAGATTGCCTACAATTATTACATCATTTTTAAAGTATGTGCTACCGGTAACATCAATGCCAGCAGCAGAACCAGAAATAATAAGTCTATTAGTTCCATCTTCATCGTATTCCATGGAAGACTCTTTGTTATCGCCAAAATAAATCTTTTTGTCATCAGCAACTATAATCGCTTCTTCGCCGCCATCAATTGTTGCAATCACGTTACCACTACCAAGTTCTTTAAATATTATATCTTTATCTGCAGCACCATTATAAACTATGCAATCACCGCTACTATTTGTAAATTTTAAGTACTGTGTAGCGTCATCTTGCAAGGAAATATCAGCGGCGGAGGCATCTAAAACAATATCTCGTCCGGACATTACATAAACATCATTAACGGAAACGCTTGAAGACAATATGAATTTGTTTGCAGTGTCCATTTTAAGGACGCCCTGTTGAACTCCAGCATCTTTAAAATAAATTTCTCCACCGTCTGCGTCGAGATTGATATCGCCTCCGGCATCGCAAGTTAAATCGCCGGTATCAAGAACCATATTTCGTCCAGACATCAGATAAAAATCATTAACAGGAATGCTTGAAGACAATACAAATTTATTTGAAGTGTCCATCTTGAGGACGCCTTGTTGTACTCCAGCATCTTTAAAGAAAACTTCGCCGCCATCAGCATCGAGAATAATATCGCCATTAACATCAAGAGTCAAATCACCAGATGGAACATCAATTTCTAAAGACGAACCCATTGTAAAAGTTGCTTTTGTAGCTCCACCATCGGCAAACACTATATCAGCACCATCGGCATCGAGAACAATGTCTCTACCAGACATTAAATAAAGGTCGTTTGTTGATACACTTGAAGACAATATAAATTTATTTGAAGTGTCCATTTTGAGGACACCTTGCTGTACTCCAGCATCTTTAAAATAGACTTCGCCACCATCAGCATCGAGAGTGATGTCTAAAGCGCAATCAACAGTTAAAGTGCCGCCGTCAGCGACGGAGATCGTAGTTGTATCTGCGACATCATCGCCCTGGTCTGCTATGAGACTTATGGTGGCAGCAGTAGCTTCTCCGGCGCGCAATTCAAGTGTAGACCCAGTAATATACACACTGCCAGTAAAGTGATGTCTATCGTCGTTACTATTACCGAAGTTATTTGTACCTAAATATACAGTTTTTTCTTCAATATTAGTTTGAAAACGATATGCCTTTAATGTGCCAGAAACATCTAAGTTTCCAGAAACAAAAACATCATTTCCTGATTGTGGATAGATTGTGTTTACATATAGCTTGCTCAATTTCTTATTCCTCTTTAAGGAGAATACCTAGACATTCTCAATATCTATAATTTTAACGGCAGAATCACTATTAATTGTTAATGTGCCAGCGGTGCCTATTGTTATTGGCCCATAGAGAATGGAATTATAATTTGCTGGGACTGCGACTGCTACGCCTATAGTTGTAGCGTTTCCCACGCCCAGGCTCGAAATAAAACCTTCAGTCTCTATTGAGCCACTAAGTGCTACCACTCCACTTTCGCCCGAGCCGGTTATTGCAGTGGTAAAAACAGGCATTAATCTTCAATTTCCTCTAACATCATTTTATATCTCTTATTCGTCTTATTGTTCACTACACATAAATAGTCTTCTTCCTCAAGAATCGTCCAATCTCCTTTGTTATTTTTAAGATGTAAGTCGGCTGTGTATAAATTCGCCCAGCGTTTGCCAGATGAACCTAAATTGTGTACATTGTCGCTGGATGGGAGAATGCTCCCTGAAACATCTAAGCTTCCGGAAAAGTGATGTGTATCGGCATGATCCATGCCGAATCTTGTAGATCCAGAAACGTCTAGCAGATAAGTGGGATCATAACCAGCGCCAATTCCAACATTTCCAGCAGAGTCTATCATCAGTCTAGTACCACCATTAATGGTGAGTTGCAACTTTTGGCCGCTTTTTGCGTTTAAATAAGTTGAACCATTGGCTTTTTGTATAACAGCTGCATTGGTAATGCCAATTGAATCTTTGTGCCCAAAATATGCTAATCCTGAACTTCCACCGTTGCCCATGAAAGCTTCGCCCACAATGATTGAAGCATCTTTATCTGCATCAATTATAACCGTGGCTTGTCCGCTAGTTCCATATGGGCCGCTGCCGCTAATATATAAAGCCGCTTGCCCGGGCGTATTGCCACTGAGGAACATTTTGCCAGTAACTTCTACGCCCTGTGCTGAGCCAGAAATGATAAGCCTATTAGTTCCATCTTCATCGTATTCTATAGAGGCATCTTTGCCAGTACCAAAATAAAGCTTTTTGTCGTCAGCAACTACAACCGCTTCGTCACCGCCATCAATTGTTACAATCGTGTTACCACCAAGATCTTTAAATATTATGTCTGTATCTGCAACACCATTGTAAATCTCACAGTCGCCACTATTATTTGTAAATTTTAAGAATTGAGTGCCTGCGTCTTTTAAAGAAACATCGGCGCCATCGGCATCGAAGGTAATATCTCCAGCAGAATCAAGAGTCAAGTTGCCTGATTCTCCAGTTGCAATAGTTGTATTGCTACTAGCTGCAACGGTCATTGTCGCAAAACTATCAGAATCGTATGACCATTTTTGTTGAGTGCTTGTATCTAAAATCTCAAGCGGCGAATCTGGGTCTACCACTCCGATTCCGACGGCGCCGTCGCCAAGTACCGTCACTAATGCGGTAGTGTGATTTGCAACCTCCAAAACAGTTTCAGCAGAAGCTAAGGCTTGAACTGTTGTTCCACTTCTTTTTGCTCCAATGATTTCAACGGTTGCAACCGTATCTGTGTGGGTATCGTTAGAAATGCCTCTCAAAGCTAGTGAACGAGCAGCTGCACTTTCCTGATCTGACATCCCGTTGATCAGTAGGCCGCCGCGAGTTGAATGAATCGGGCCAAAATCACCATAAGCATTGGTCTGAGCCACATTTGTTATTCCATGTGCCACATCGTCGTCGGTTAACACCAAGTGCGCATTACGGACAGACGTAAGATCACGAGAATTCCCAAACTCGGTCCAGCTTCCAGTGGCGTTGTCTTTAAATTCTAATGTACCAATATCATTTTGTCTAATCCCAACAGTAGTTGCTGAACCGGTTGAAGCGCCCCAACTAACATAAAGGCTCGATGAAAATGCACAGGAGCCCGTTACATAAAGAGCCGAATCATTGGACATGTACCCTGCAGTCATTTATTTGCCTTCCTTATAGCTACCAATAAGTGATATGTTCTTGTTATTTATAAATAGTGAATTTATTTTTTTAATGAATAAAATGATATTATTTCTCAGGTTGGATGACATAAGCAAGTTTATAGAACTATTTTTAAAAAGTACTCGTTGCGGCGCGGACAACCATGTTCCCCAGAGAGCCATCGTGAACAAACCCGATTCTATCAATACTTTCCATTAATTGTTGTCCACGTAGCTACAACCCAAGCTTGGTTGGTTGTTCCAGCCGCTTGCGTTTCTACACTATCCTCAGAGATGTCTCCAACATTGTTGGCGGGACTACCATAAGGTAAATAAAGTTGCGACCATGCCCCAAAGGCATAGTTGTATGCATATAGTGTTAATGTATCTCCAGTGCCATCATTTTCAATTTGAAGATGAAGGTATCTGGCGTTGCCCGCAGCATAACCATTTTCAGCTAGAGTGGTATCATCAAGACTATCATTTAAAGCAGCAGCTGCAACCGGCGTCACTGTTGTTGCTGATTGTTTGCTGCCGATTACCTTATTGTCTTGGAGGCCAAATGGGCGTCTATTCCTACTATATAAAGAGGCGTGATGTCCAAATATTGGCTGTCCTGTTTTTGCATCTGTTGGCATATTAAACTCCTAGTCTCCTTGTAATTAGTGTTTATTTAATGTATTTTCTCTTTTCGATCTTAATTTTTCTAGAACCTTTTTTCGGCGCGCTCTTTCTCTTTTTCTTTTCATAGAAGGTTTTTCATAATACATACGGTCTCGATAATTTTCTACAATTCTTTCTTTTTTGACCTTCTTCATGAAGCGTCTTGCCATTCTCTCAAAAGGCTCATCCTTATATTTTGGCTGTACTTCTATATTTATTGACCTTCTTGACATTATTTTCTTTTTACTAATTTTTTCCAATTATGGCTATTGCCAACTGCTAAAATTCCACTAATATCAATTCCTGCATCACCTGGAGCAACGCCAGATAATGGACCTTGAACTCGTGGAGATGCTGATTCTCTAATATCACCGGCTGCGGACATTGGCTCCGTTCCTTCAAAAACATCGAAGTCTTTGAAGCCCGTTGCATCAAGTAATTTTTTTCTTCGTTCTTTTTCTGCCCTGTGGCGTTGCTCAAGCATTTGTTTTCTATTTTTTTCAAGAGTTTTTTGTTCTTTTAAGTGCGTAAAATCTTGCGAAGGTTGATTAACAATTGTTTGTGGTTGAACGCCTCGAACAACTTCTGAAATTATACTTGATAAAACACCTTCTTCAAATAAGATATCTTTAATACATTCTTTAATAAGTGGTTTAAGTATTTTTTTTAATTCTGATCTTTTCATTTTCTCTCAACTTAAAATAATTCATTTAAAGCGCGATTAATCCGATCGCTCTTTGTAACGACATTGTTTAATTGTTTTTCTAGGCCTTCGCTGATATCTAAATAGGCACCAGGAGTTGAAGCCTCAGAAACAAAGTCAAAACAAATTAATTGAAAATCGTCTTCGACCATAGTTTTGCCATCTTTTTCTTTTGTAGATCCCAAGCCTCTGGAAGAAATTCCTAATTTGACTCCCGCATCAACTAAGGCTTTTAAAACTTGTCCCGCGGGGGTACCTAAAACTTGTATTTTGCCCATTACGCTATCACCATCCATCCAAATATCAATTACTATATGAGAAGCATTTTTTAAATTAATAACAGAATCGTCTGGGTGGTCTAATTCGCCTAAAGCTCTGCGCTCGTCAACTATTTTTTTATAATTTTTGATTTCTTTTTCTAGAATACTACGAGGGTATATTCTGCCGTTGCCGTTGACGGTATCACACTTTTGCATAACACCAGTTAAAAAAGTGGCTTTTCCTTCTTTAGCTAATTTCTTTTCTTGTTCTGTCAATAAATCATGACAGACACCGCCATCGCAAAGTTCGTAGTATTCTCTTAAAAGTCTTTTCTTGGCCATTGATTCTTTCCTTTTAAGCTGCGGGCGCTACCCGCATGAATTTAGAGCCGCTGCAACATCGACGAACGGGTTGAAGTTTCCATTTTTTAGTCAACATGACAATCTCCTTCGTTTTTAGATGTTATTTTAAAACCAAAATCATTAACCAAGACTCCCAAAAGATAACAAGTTCCAGAACTAAGCCACCCTAAAATAAGCGCGTTGGCTAAATTATATTCAAATGTAAATAGTTCTGTCCATCCGTTTATTCCGAATAAAAACATACCAACCCAGAAACCCATACACATTGGGCAATGAAATAGTTTTCCGAAACCATTTAACCATTTTTTAGAGGGGCGTATTTTATTGAATATTGTACCAAAAACTAAGATTTGAGTTAAACCATATGCGGTGAGAATAAAATATATTAGATCCATGTTTCCTCTTCGGTTTTAAAATCTGGCGTTTTTTTTTGGGGCGAAATTTTGGCAAGTTGCATTTTTGAATTTGATTTTGTTAGTTTCATTTTATTTACCTTCTATATGGATCTTCCGACTTGCGCAGCAAGTTTTCTAGAAAACCATTTAATTCTCTCATTTCATCGATATCGCCGCGCTCAAGAAGCTCTTTTGTCCAGGCATCGATTTGAGAATATAAACCGTCATACTCCTGGCTAGCTTCTTCTTCGGGGTCTACATCCCATTCGGATAAGGTTTGCTTCCAGGCCAACGATTTTGTACGCCTTTTCTTGGTTCATGTGTTTTGGCTGCCCAATCCAAATCAGTAGAATTTTCTTCATCCGGTTCAAGTAACCATTTATCTAACTCATCTTCATATTCTTTTTCTTTACTATAGTGTGGCAATTCCTCATCAACAAATTTTGATATTACATACAATGCAACTTCAACCGGATCTATGTCCTTTTCAAATGGAGGTGGCAAATTTGCTTCCAAGGAACCATATAAATTTCCACCAGTTACTGAGTCCAATACGGTGACTCCTTTTTTAGTTAGAAAATCAAAAAGTCTAGATTGCGCTGCATATACATGATCTCCGTGTTCTTCTTTCGGGAATGTAACAATTTTTAACATATGCGGCATAAGCACAATATCAATGTCTGGATGATCGTTTATTGCAAAACTTCCATCTAGTGTTTTGCGAATTTGCAAACTAATTTTAGCTTGCGGTTTTGGCTCTGGTGGCTCTGGTGGCTTTAATCCGGGCATGCCTAATGGAGTTTCTTGTTCTTCATCTCCAATATGTACCGTAATATCCGCCATTAGTTTTCAATCTCTTTTAATAAATTTTGTATTTTTAATATTTGATTAACCATTTCTTTATCGAATGGTTTATTTTTAAACTCTTCAATAAGATTTAAAACGTTTTTAGTTTTTTCTAACATATTAAAATCCGATTTAATTTCACCCATTTTTAGTGATTTTTGCACACCCTCTCTAAGTCTATCAATTTCTTTTGTGAGGAAAATTTTAAGACCAAGGCCATTATCGGAAAAAGATATAATATAATTGCTTAAAAGTTCTTTTTGTTCTTGTAATAAACTTTTTCCATATGTTTCATTAAATTTTTTAACAAAAATATTAAAGGCCAATTTTGAAATTGGCTTTATTTTTGTTTCTTCTTTCTTTTTCTCGCTGATAATTCTCTTGAGAAGTTTTGTCTCTAGCAAAACACGCTGCTTGGCTGAAACGTCTACGTTGAAAATTTGTGATATTGTTGCGAGATTTTTATAGTTGGGAACAAAATTAGAAAACACATTTTTTGATAATATTTTATTTATTTTTGATATCAGCCTGCTTTGTTCAAAAAATATTTTATCTTGATCAAGTTTCTTATATTCTTTTTTAACTTCTTGAATTAATTTTTCTCCAGTATATGTATCCATCCCGTTAGACTGATGAAGTGCTTTATATAATTCCATTTCTTTTGCCAGTTCGGTATTTTTTTTAAAATGTTCTCTCATGAGAGAAACAATTTGAGCCTTTCTTTTAAAATCTTTATTTATGACAGTTTTTGCAGCTGCGCGAACTAATATTTCATACAAAAAAGCTGTATTTCTCTTTTTATTATGTCTTAAGCGCATCGGTGGACTCCATTTCTTTTATTAAATCTTCAATCTGTTTATTCATTTCGAAAAGCTTTTCTTCTTCCTTGTCATAATTAGTGTTTCCTCCTTCATAAATCGCATTTTTTCCCATGTTGGCTAATTCTAAATAGCCCTTATGTAAATTTCTTTGAGCAGCGGTGCCAACTTCAGCTGCCCATTGTCCTTTGTAGTGCCTTCTTCTTGCTCCCATATCTCTTCTGTCGTAGGTTACAGGATTATACCATTTTCCTTTAGATCCTGAAGTCAACGTTTGTTCTGGCCTATCAAATACATCCTTTTTCTCTATTTTATACCAATCTTCTTCATCACGTTTTCCTGGTGGTGTAATTGCGAGTGCGCTTTCTTCTTCGCCTTCTTCTGGCACCTCTTCGCCTTCGGCTTTTTCTTCTTCTGGAGTTTCTTCGGCGCCTTCTGCACCAGCTTCTGCTTCCGGCATTGGCGCTTCGCCAGGTGGCAATTCTCCGGGCCCGCCCAATCCTAATTCCCCCGCACCAGCTTGGGCGGCGCCGCCCATTTGAGCCATAAACGCTTCTCCCACTGTCTCTAGAGCTTGTGCGAATTTAGCGTCAAAGAACATTTCTCTTTGTACGCGAATAGCTTCTTCGTCTGAAACGCCAAGAATTTTTTCCCAGACCCATCGTCGGCTGAAGTATCCTTCAGTTGCTGAGCCTGCAGTATCAAATTTCATTCTCCAATGTTCAAGTTCTTGCATTTCTGCCAACTTAGAAGGATTATTTAATGCCAATTTAAATGAAACTAAATCATCCCCTCTAAATCCTAGCGTATAAAGATGAACAACACCAATTTTTTCAAGCTCTGAAATAATAGATCTCTGCAATCTTTGAATCGTTCTTGCGAAACGAATATCTTTTTGAGCCAAAGTTGTTTTATCTTCTTCGGCACCTTCGCCGCGAGCTAAATAAGATTGAGGGACTTTTAAAGCTGAGAATAACTTATCTCGAAGATATTTAACATCATCAATATCGCCAGTATAAGTTCCACCAGGGAGAGAAACAATTTCTGTTTTCTGCCCGCCTCGCACAGGAATAAAATAATCTTCATCAACACTCATTGGATTATAACGAAGATCAACACGTCCTGTATCTGGATCAATAATCTGATTTCGTTTCATCGAAGTTATGACTTTTTGCATGTATTGTTCGACATCTGCTGGATTAATATTCCCAACATCAACATAAAAAACTCTTCTTTCTGGTGAACGAACGATACGATAAGCCATCATTGCATCTTCCAGGAGCGTCAATTGTCTCCAAATTCTTCTCGCGGGCTCCAAAACAGAAGTGCCATAAGGTGCATACTTGTCGTTTCCTAAAATACGAAAATGGCCCATTTGCCAATTCTCTAAAGTTATTCCTCCTGTATTCCATTGGTATTGTACATAATTTGGATTAGTTTTATCTTCGCCTTCTAGTCTTTCAACTTCTGGCGTTGGAAGACCAATGGCATTAACAATACCAACTTCAGGATTTAAATCTAAATAAAGAAAAAAGTCACCGTATTTACACATCGTGCGAGACCAGCCAAATAAATTGAACTCAATATTTAAAACGTTATAATATAATGTATCTAATATGCCTTTGATCTCTTCGTTCCGACATTTAATCTCCATCATTTTTCGTATGTTGTTAGATGTTGTCATCTCATCAGCATAGATATCTAAAGCTGAAGCGATTTCAGGAGTATATTCCATTTGATCAAAATCTACATATCGCTGCGTTCTATTCTGTTGCGACATGATGTTGGCAGAAAGATTATCAAATGGATTATATGATAGTCTTTGAAAATTTTGTCCCGCAACATCTTTGAATCGTGAACTATATTTATCCAACCGTCTACGCGAAAGCTGTCGTGTGCTTTGAGAACGATAATTTATAATTGGGCCAGAAAATAATCTTGTTAGTTTTTTAAATAAGGGCCAAGATGAATCTTTTGGGTTGTTATTTTTTTTGCCTGCCATTTTTTATCCTTTTATTAACCACAAATGCTCTTTCCATTCATTTTCTTTTCTGGTATAATCTTCGCGGTTTTTTATCATCCCAGGAATGGACGTATCCAAAACAGAATTACTTTTTATTATAGCACCTAATATGGCTTTTTTATACTCAGAATCTCTTTGATTTTCAACAATTGCAGTATCTCTTACCCAGCATCCAATCGCACACGCCATAACTAAATCATCATTATAGCCTCTTTGTGCTTCTGGTCTTCCATTGTTCCATATAAAAGTATCTAATTCGGCTCTTAATCTAGAAGAATAGATTGTTAATATTTTATTTCTAATAAATTCTTCAAATTTTGCGACCAAAAGAGGACGAGTTTTAAGAGATGTTGTGAATCCGGCTACAGCAGAATTCATACTTTCTGCGGTCAATTGATCAATATATTCATGGTTTGATTTAATCGAGTGATATACATTTGGATAATTATTTTCTTTAAGTTTTTCCAAAACTGAAAATCCAACTGTGTTGTTCTCAACAACAATCATGCAATTTCCATATTCTTTTCCCGCGTTAAATACTATATCAGAAAATATATCTGGAGTGACTTTTCCTTGATATTCTCCGATGATTTCCATTGTTTCCAGCTTAAAAATATGGAAAACTGAATAGTCATTACCATCTCCGCGTGCCACATCTGCAGATAACAGATAGCTATTTTCAGGACTGAACTCCTCCCAGATCCAAAAATTTCTATCAAAACCAGTTCTATATTTAGGTGGCATCACTTGCTTATCAATTTTCACAATATCATCAGAGTGAATTACTGTCTCCCCCGAAGCATTGAAATTACATTCTAACTCCTGAGCTATTTGACGATGTGACATATTTTTAGTTTCGCGTTCAAACCACTCTTGATTGCGATCCGGGTGTGCATCCCACAATAATTTAATTGGATAAAAATTGCTTTTCCCGGAATCTGCATCAATATATGCTTTATGAAACCAATTACCTACACCATTTGGTGTAGAAAGGGCGATACAACGACCACCTGTTGAAAGTGTTGGATATAAACCAGTCCACAATTCTTCTAAATTTTCAACGTGGGCGGCTTCATCAATAACCAAAAGAGATAATGCTTCTGAACGGCCCGCATCAACAGAAGTCGATGAAGCTTTAATTTGTGATCCATTACTTAATTCAAAAGAATTTCTATTGTTAACATCCACTTGAGCAATTTGAATCCATTCAGGGAGATTTCTAAGCATACTTTTAACTTTTTTAACGAGATTTGAAGCTGTAGTATACTTTGTAGCCATGACAAGAATATTTTTATCTCTATGAAACAACATCATCCATATAACATAAGCTGCTGTGATTGTTGATATTCCCAACTGTCTTGCTTTGAGGATAACTGAGAATCGATGGGCATTGAAAATATTAATTAATTCAGACTGGTAGTCATAAGTCTTAAATGGTACCAAGCCTTCCAATGGGTGAGAAATTCTTGCATAATTATTAATAAAATATACTGGATCCTTACCACATTTAAGGATCTCTTTCATCATTTCTTTTTTGGTTAATTTATGTCCCAATTTTAAGAACCTTTTGCTGTTACATTCTTTGGTTTCTTGGCGCCAGGATATTTATCTTTTCCGATAGCCAACCATTTTTTTATAGAATTATCTAGTCGATCTTCCGAGGGTACTCCAACTTCTTCAGTTTCTCCCATGTTGCCAATTTTAAAAGATTTAGTTGCTTGTACCCAAGTTTTTACTCTCGAAACACTTTGAGCGTGCATACTTGTTTCACCGTCCGCTGTCAAAGTTAAAGCACTTCCTGTTATAGATTTATATTCTTTTTTAAGATATTTAACAATATCATTAATTGTTGCTTCAACCTCGTCTTCAAATTTATTATTATGAAAATCTTTCAAAGAGATTTCTGAGTGGTATGAAAGAATTAACCTATCTCCTTGCATTCTCACGTTAAAACCATCCATAACGCGAGAGTCAATTATAGGACATCCCTCTTCTCTTTTTAATCCAACTTTTTTATCTTCGCCTTTGCGCGTAAATCTTTCATCGTGCGCGCCATCATATGAATTTGCGGCAGCTTGATTAATTCCCTGAACTATGTCATACACAGTAGCCATTATTTATTCTCCTTTTTATCCGGTCTCCAGCCAGTTTTCCACCGTTCTTCGCGACCTTCTATCCATTGAATGTAACAATTCCAGCAACATTCAAATTTATTCATATAAAGATCGTCTTTCATGCTAAAAGAATAAATATCACATATTGGACATTTTCTTTTGCTTTTCTTAGTAATTAGATTCTTAGGGAGGAAAAAACCGTCTTTCTCAACTTTCTCGGTTTCTTCTTTTCTAAAATATTCTTTTTTATAAAATTCTTTAATTTGTTCTAAATATTTTTTTTCTTTTTCATCTGTCCATAAAGATTTTGGGTTTGCTATAGTATCGTGACCATATTTTTTAGCAATTGCTTTTTCAACTTTGACAATGTAATCTGGGTCTTCTTTCATTATTCTACGCCTATAACTTTTGTAACGTCTGCTCTTGCTATATCTATTATTTTACCCAAACTTCCTGCAGCAACGCCTATTATTATATTGCCATATCCCACAGAAACAAATTCAAAAGCACCTATATCAGGTGGATCGGCGCGCACAGTACCACTTAAATCAACTGATGTTACTTCAAAATAACTTAAGGCAGTTCCAACATTGAGAGCGGGCGCGCCGCTAGCAAGACTCCAATCTGCGTGCAATCCTGTAAAAATTAAATCCGGATCATTAAAAAGTGTCAACGAATCTGCATGATGATAAGACAATTCAGTTGAATGGAATGAGGCGCTTGTGCTATCAAAATCTCTGCGCACACCATTGCTAACAATAGAAGTTCGAAACCCAGCGTAAAGATTATTTGTGGCAGTGTCAGATCTAATAAAAGGAAAATTAAGATTTGTGTCAGAATCGAGACTCATGCTAACGATGCAATTTTCTACGCGTGGCACTGTAATTCCAAAGTTGGCATCAGCATGATTAGTGTCAGCGACTCTCGCTATAACAGTGCAAAAACTGGCAGTTGCGCGGTCAATTCCGCCTGCTGCAGCATAAATGGCTCTGGTGGGTGTGTGAGAAGTTGTTCCACTAAAAATAATTAAACAATTGTTTATTAAAGCATTTCTAGAATCGTCTTTGAAGCTAATACCATATGGAAGTTGTCCACCAGAGCCGATACCCACATGTATTCGACAGCTATCAACTATAGTCCAAGCATCTGTGCTACTATAATCGCCTAAACCAGTGATACCGCCACAAAAAGAAGATGTAATCGTAACTCCTCTAATGTCGTAAGGTCTCTTATTGCCAACAATTGCTCCAGCGCCAGCAAGTGAGTGTACGCCAATATTTCTGATTGTCAAGTTGTGTACGCCAGAGCCAGAACCAAATAATTCAAAAGCACTTTTATCCGTGGCTCCGTTGCCATCAACTATTATATCTTGACCGTGAGCGCCAGAAACAATAACTCCATAATCATAATCTCCAACCCACAATTCTTGTTCAAAGCCGGAAGGCATGCCATAACTCGCGGAATATACTGTTTGAGCCGCCAGAAGTTCCATCAATAACATCCCTAGCTTTCTCAATGCTAAAATAAGGACTCCCGGCGCTACCATTGCCAGTACTATCATTGCCAGTTGTAACTGAAACGTATTTAGTTACCATATTTTATTCTCATAGACAAAATTCATTTACGCTATTTCAACCCAAGTATTGTCGGGCTTGAAATATAATAAAATATCACTACTATCATCGTCAATACAATAGCCAACTACTCTTACAATTTCACTACTTGCAGAAGGGGCATTAAAATCTAAATGACCAGCAGTTGTAGCAACATAAACAGGCAAGCCATCTGCAGCTGCCGGAAGTCTTAATACTTCAGTTGAGGGAATTTTAACAAAACCGCGTATTAGCATGCCGTGAGTTCTTGCAGACGTCCCTAGCGCTATTGCAATTAAAGATGTTGCAGTGGTAGCAGCAGCTGCATTGGTCTCAGTCCAAACACCATCTGACTTTAAATAATATAACCGGCCCTTTGTCAAAGTAGTGTCTGCACTGGGTCCATAATAAAGTATTTCGCCAGAACCCATATCTCCATCAGCCAGTTGATTTTCAAATGTCGTTGTGTGATAGTTACTTCCAATTTTAACGTTACCATCGAAAGCAATACTGGAGCCAGATATAGCTACGCCATTTGTTGATCCAGAAATAATTAAATAATCATCGCCATCTTCATTATATTCGATGTAAGCATCGCTATTGGTACCAAAATATATCTTTTTATCATCTGCTATTTGCGTTGATTTATTAAATATAGTTGTTTGAGCAATTGTATCAACAGTTATGTAGGAAGTGGAATTGCCACTAATCGTCAGAGCATCAAGTTGGGCCGCTGGTATCTGAATATCTATGCCACCCACAGCGCCAGAGATAATAAGTTCATTGGTGCCATTTTCATCATATTCAATGGAAGCGTCTTTGCCGGTACCGAAGTATAATCTTTTATCATCAACAATGACTATATCGCCGCCAAATTGCGCACCTTCAGAACAGTTAATAATATAGTATCGGCCGATGCATCACCGAGATAAAGATTTCCAGAAACAAATAAATCACTAGTTACATAAAGAGAACCAACTCCTGTAATGTCGCCTTCATTTAACTCAAGTCCGCTATTTCTATTTGAAATTATAGATTCGAATTGCCCTTTTAAAATTTTGGACAATTGATTGAGTGACATATTCCCAAGCTTTTGGGCCACATTAGATCTCCTTTACAGCAAATAATAATGCGATAGTTAATCCAATGCCCGCTACAGCGCCCCCAGCTAACCACCACATTGAGTAATCATTTGGTCTTTTGCTAGCAATTTTACTTAGTCTTTCAATCTCTACATCTTTTATTAATAAAATAGAAATGTATTTCTTCTCAGCAAAATCTAAACTAGACTTTGCGCTCTCCAGCAATAAATTCATTTTGGCTATTTCTTTTTGAACATTAAAATCAATTCGAAGTTGGCATTCTTCGCTAAAATATTTTTTTTCAGAAAAAATTCTAGCTGCCGCCAATGGATTCAACAGCACACCAGAATATGGAGCTTTTTCGCCTTTTTGTATTCCAGTTACTTTTGGCTGCGGAGTTGTTTCTGGTGGGTTTGCCAACAAAGGCACTGGAAGAATAAACGCGATTATTAATAGTGGTATTATAAATTTCATTTTACTCCTCTGTGTATTTAAACCCAAATTTATCAGCAATTAATTTTGCTAGACCATCTGGGTCATCATTATATTTTTCAACAATTTTTTTAATTTCTTTCTTTTTCTTATTGTCTAGTTCTTTTTCATCTTCGGCATATTTCTTTTCAATCTCATCAACAATTTTAACATATTTTTCAAGTATTTCATTTCTTTTTTTTATTTCTTCTTCATGTAATTTGTTGATTACATCAATTTGTGCTTTATAGCTTTCATTACGAGTTTCTAATACTTTATATGCTGCGTCTTTTCGTCTAAAAATAAGCCAAAGAACTAATGTATATATAACAACTGCCGGGACATACCAATTATGTTTAAGCCATGTCCAAGTCTTTTTTAAAAATGTTTTAATAATAAGCATCTTATTAAACCAAATCAAATAATTCTTCTATTTTTGCCACATGTCAGCGTACAACATCTGGTTCTCTAGAAAGGCGCGAATGTGATCTAAGTGTTGCCAAGCAACGGCCTAGGTCTTCTTTTTCCTCATCGTTTAAAGTTAATTCTTTATTCTCATAAATTCTTTTAAGCTCTTCATTAACAATTTGTCGCAGTTTGCCTTTTGTTACATTCATTTTCCGTGTCTCCATCTGGTAGCAATGTCAGCTAAGCCTTCAATGCCAATATAAGCCAAAGATATTGCTACCCAATCTGAAGATTCCAGGGGTACAACATCAAGTAGCATAAAACTAGTTGCTGTCAACCAAACCATCAATTTTCTTGACATTAATTTATTTAAAGTTTTATCTATAAAGTATCTCATTATTATTTTATCCTCCAAATTAACTTATAACTTCATCCATAAATGTTTTTGTACCACCCGCAGATACTAAATAAGGCACATTTCGATTTCTAAAAAGTATTCCTTTAGATAACAATGCAAAAGGAGGTTGTTCTGGGCTAAGAGGGCCTCCGCAGCCCGGGCCATATGTTCTATTTGGGCCAATCAAAAGCTTTGGTGAATAACATATTATAGTATCAAAAGTGCCGTCACTGTCAATATCTTCGGGGCAAGCTGAAGAAGGCGGTAAGATTATTACATTTACATGCGGATCAGAACTAGGGCTGATTGTAATACTTTGATTTTGAGTGCAGCTAAGTAATTTTCTCTTAAAATTTGTAGCTGCGTTTTTAAATGCATTGATTGTAAAATCCGCGCTTATTCTCTCTTTTAATTCCTCTTTATGATCGTCATATCCAACATCCGGGGGAGGAAGGCGAAAAGTTGCCATTTATCAATCTCCTAAAACACACTATAAATAGCTAATTCATAATTAAAAATCCATTACATGTGCAAAACCATCCTTTTTATCAATCGTTATTTGTACATCCACGCAATCTTTAAGAGAATCTAAGTGTGAAATAAGCAAAACAATCTTAAAATAGTTTTTAATCAATTCTAAGATAGTAATAAATCCATCCATATTGTCAGCGTCCAAAGCTGTTCCTGGTTCGTCAAGAATAAAAATATCAGATTTTGGTAGACTTGAAACTGATAACAATGCCAAACGAATTGCCATTGCGGCAATTGTTTTTTCTGCTCCGGAGCCCATTTCTATTGGTCTCGGCTCATGGCTTGGGTGTTTAATAAAGATTTTTAAATGTTTTCCGTCATCTTCAAAGAAAACCTCAAAATTAACAATATTTGCTAAGACTTTAGCAACTTCATTGTTGATTACTGGGAGCTTTTTCTTAATAATATCATAAGATATCCCGCTAGAATGCATGCAGCGCGTAAAAAGATCGTATGCTGCGTAGTCTTCTCGAAGATTTGCTAATTCTTCTTTTTGTTCTCGAAGAGAACTTAACTTTTGTTCTAAAGAGCCGTGTTCTTTATAGAGTTCAAGCTTTTGATTTTCACACTCTTGAAGAATTTCTTGTTCGTTTTTAATATTTTCTTCGATTGTTTGTGATTCTCGAACTAAATTCTCTTTATTTTCAATGATCTCTTTGTTTTTATAGTATTCATCACTCTTCTCGCGTAAATCTTCAATTTCTTTCTCCAGGGATTTATAAGTAATATCATTTTTCTCTATCATAAGCTTTTTGTTTTTAATAGTTGATTCTAAATTTGTCTGTTTGTTGAGCAATTGATTATATTTTTGCATATGCTCTGTGATCTTTTCAGGATTTAACTCTATAATCTCTCTGGAAATTGTTTTCTTTTCTTCTGTTAGTTTTTCACATGTTCTTTTTGTTATTGAAAGCTTATCTACAGCGGCATAAGCATCTTTTATAAATTTACAATGTGAGAATTCAGAGCCACAAGGAACTTCTTTGAGTAATTGTGCTTTTTTATTCTGATTTTGGAGCCTTATCTCTTCGCCTCTAATATCATTGGCTAATTGATTAAGATTTCTTTGCTTTTCTGCCAGTATTTCTTTCTTTTCTTGTAGCTCGTCAACATCAAACTCAGAAATAAAATTAATAATTTTTGCTAGAAGCTCTCTGTTCTCAAACAACTCTTCGCTTAGTTCAATATTGCTTACAATTACATTTGCAATTTCTTTTTCTTTAGTGCTCGTCGCGCGTGAAACATTATTAATATTAATGATTTCTGTAGGAATTAGTTCAATCTCTTTATTTAAATCATTTAATTCTGATATGGAATTAGCCAATGTTACTCTAAGCTTTTGGCATTTTCTCGTTTGTTCTTTTGTTTCTTTTTCATTAAATATTAATTCTTTCTCAGCCTCAAAGATGCTTTCTTCAAACTCTTTTCCTTCCAATCTTTTTAAAGCTCCTCTTAAGTCAGTCGCATCTTCTTTGGCCATTTTAAATTTCTTTTCAAACATTTCAAGATCAAGAAACTTGGCAAGAATTTCTTTTCGCCTTGTTGAGCCTTCGCTGATAAATTGCAAGGCTCCAAGCTGAGAAGACATTGATGTTAAAAGAAAATCTTCGAGAGTTCCAAAATGCTTTCGTATGTTTCTATCTGTCTCTGTCCGCGTTAAACCATTTAAACTAGTTCTTTCTTCTGTGGCTTCATCATAACATTCAAAATTTAAATCTGTTTTTGCTTCTAAGGTTTCTTCGCCTTTTAATTTTTTAATATATTTCTCAGTGACTCTCTCAATGAAATATTTTTTATTGCCAATTGAAATTTTTAAATTACCGGCACCCTTGTTTTTGTTTTGATTAATAATATTAAGGTTTTTTCTTTCATTTTTGCTAGTAGAGTTAAAAAGAGTATAAAGTACGCTATCAATAATACTCGATTTTCCTGAGAAATTCTTTCCAAAGACTCCTACGATTCCAGAAAGTTTACTAAAATCAATTTTATTTTCTTCTCCATAGTTAAATAAATTGTCCCACTCGATAGATTCTAATTTCCAATTAATATTGCGATCAACTTCTTCATCTTCCTCTACCGTTGCGTTGTATTTTGAATTTAATTTTAAAACTCTTTGCAAAAGTTCATCGTCTGGTTGAAAATCTTTCAGATATTCTTCGATTAATTCTTTTTGAACAGCCACATCTCTTAAATTATCATTTGCTAAGCCTTCAGCTAGTTCATCAATATTTCCTCTTTGTCCCGCAGCGCGATTTAAAAACGTAATTGATTCTGGCTTAAAGCGATGCTTGGCAACTTCAACCGCTTTCTTCATCGAACTTAAAGGAAGATTATTGTTTGAAACCAATCTTAATCTAGCACCGCATGGTGCTTCAAATTTATTTGGCAATCTTCCTTTTGGTGTTAATTCAATGGTGATGAATGGTTTGGGATTTTTAAGCTCAATGTGCTTGCTGGTGAAAGAAAATTTATCTTTGATGTCCCAAATTAAAAAACCTTTGTCATTGGTCTCGCCATGATTTTGCTGAATGGTTGAGCCAGCATATCTTACGCGACCTTCAGTGTCTAAAACTTGGTTTGTTTTGTGGATATCTCCAAGAAAAGCGAAGTCGTGTCCTTCAAAAATTGATATATCATCTTCGCCATGTTCCATTACCCACCCTAAATCTGTTTCACAATTTGAAACAGACCCATGGTAAAGAGCAATGTTAATACGGGATGAGTCGCTAGGAGAAATCCAATTATCGCGATCAAACACAGAAAGAACGTTGAGAGAAAATCTATCATTTAGTTGTACCTCCCCAGAATTTTTTAGTAAAAAAAGTGATGGATGATTTAATGCTTTAGCAATTGGAGTTAAAGCATCTTGTCGACTTGAATTTTTTAAATTGCCATCGTGATTTCCTAATATTATATATGTTGGTGCTATGTCCGCCAAGCCCTTAAAAAAATCAGTACACATTTCTACAAATTCTGGAGATAATTGAGTTTTTGTATGCGCAATATCTCCGCAATGCACAATGCAATCTACTTTTTCTTTTCTTAATTTTTCATAAAGTTTTTCGAAAACAATTCGATACTCATAGTGATATTTAAGATTTTTGATGTGCGTGTCGGCTATGTGGGCAAATTTCATATTTTAAGTAAATCCGACTAATATATGGATACTAGTCGAGCTTCATCGTAACATCCATTTTAACAGATGTCAATAAAAAAATTAACTAATTTTAACTGCTTTACATATATTTTTCATTCATTTCTTGTTACTCTTTTTTTTCTTTTTTGTTTTCTTTTTGGGGGTGGAAATTCCCAAAAAGGAAGTAGCTTTTTTCCAATCTAGCACTGTAAAGTTATCAAACCCATCATTTTTTATTTCTTCAATGAGGTGATCCTTCACAATGTTATCCCAATTCTTTTGGGGGTCTTTATATATGATCATAAAAGGAAATTTCATGTGTCGTAATATAACGCTCATATATTATATATACCTTTTTCTGTGTTGTTTGTCAAGTCAAGCTTGTGATATTTTTTGAATTAAAAGTGCATTTGAATCAAAAAGTGTTGCTACTTCTTTTCTCTCTTTAAACTCTTCTTTTGTCATTTCTCCAACATCTTCATGATCGGGTGTATCAATTTTGCAAACTTCGACACCGTGCGAAATAAGCGTATTAATGATGTTTAAAGCCTTCTTTTCTGCGTCATGGTCAAGAGCTACGTATATTCGCTTAGAGTGCGTCAGAATGGCTCTAAACAGCTTAGAATGGGTGTTTAAAGTAGAGCCTAATAAAGGGATTGAATTCTCTGCATTTATGGCATCAAAGATGCCTTCTACCAAAGTAATTGGTTCATCCCAATCAATCATTAATTCATTAAAAACAATATTTTTTGATACTGGTGGGTTTTTATATTTTAGCCAGTCTTTCGTATGCGTCCTCGCAACGAAATAATCGCAATACCCATCCCTATTAAATGAGGGAATAATAATGCGATTTCTATATTCCCCATCTGTACAATATCCAATTTTCCACCTCAAAATATCTTCTTTGAAAATTTTACGTTCTTTTAAATAGTTCATTGCCAATCTAGAATCTAATGGAAGATTCTTTTTTGCTAGGCAAATGTATTCTTTTGGGAGCTTAATTTGTTGTATTTGTTCTTCTTCTACTTTTTCTTGAAAAATATTATCGAACTCTGAGATCTCGACATAATTTTCAAAGCTTTGCCATTGTTGTTTCTGTGAATAATTTCCAAATCTTTTGATTAAATAATATATGCTCTTTCCATATGAATCGCAAATCCAACATTTAAATTTGCCTTTGGCTATGTTTATAGATAATTTGCGCTTATAGTGTTTACAAAACGGACAAGAGAAAAGATATTCATCATTTGATCGATAACACTCTCCAAGCAGTTCTACAAGTATCTTAAGCTTCTCAGAATGCATAGATTAATAATATCATATGTAAATTAAAAGTCAAGGAATTATTTAAAGATTAAATTTTTCTTTTTTGTACATTTGAAAGGCAGAGGCGAGCGGTCTTGTAACGTGCTCCCATTTAACTTTGTTGTCTCCTACTAATTCAGCATCTTTGCTGTCTAGCCAACTTATAAATCCTGGAATGCGATATATTACAGGTAATTGTTTTTCTTGTATTTTTTCATTTAACATTTTTGTGTATTCTTCTTTAATGATTTCTTGTAAACTAACAGGCGCGCCTTCACGTTGCCGTTGTTGCTGCTTAACATGTGCAGTTTCGTGGCCGATAAGCGGCTGTGAAGCATCTTCTGGTTCGGGAATGGTTATGTTTTCTTCACCTTTATCGCGTTTGTATTGTTGTGCTGTCGCGCGAGTCGTTTTGTGCCCAGCCTGACCAGTACCGCCCGCCAAACCCGACCCCGGACCGAGACCAGAAGTGGTACCTGTGATGCCTCCCGCGAGGCTGCCCTGGGCCGCGCCTAGGCCTGAAAAAGGCATGCGCGCCCACTTTTTAGGCGATGGTAGTTTTTTTTGTTTCTGACCTTGGACATCATAGCTTTGTTCATTTAACATTCCTTGTAGTTCTTCTTGGATGATTTGATTAATGTTCACTTATTCAAGTCCTTGTTATAACAAGTATGTTGTTTCCCTTCTTCAAATAAGTAGTGTCCAGCTTTAGCAATTACTACTGAATCTGCTCGATCATAAGTTCCTTTTACTGGATTTCCTTTTTTGGTATATGCGGCCTTAAAGTTTTCATGACTTTCTAGAATATTTTTCAAAACTATTTCTTTGGAGTTCTGCCCTCTTTTAACTGATATCCCACATTTTTTCCTTGCTGTAAAAGTATTAATATATTGTGGTTCTAATTTAAAGGCTTGATTTAAAATCCAACATGTTGCACCATTAAATCTTTGAATCTTAGAAATAATTTGTGCTGAACTTCTGCCAGATGCAAACATTCCCAACGGCTCTTCAACATAAACCATTTCAATTGGATATTGTGCCCTCATAAATAATACATTCTCCTTAATAATATCAAGTTTCTTGTAAAAAGACAAGCCTTTTTTGTCAGTTCTCCACGCTTGGCAATATATCAAATCACCATATTTATCTACAATAGAAACACCTGTAATAGAGGTGCTTACGTCTAATCCTAATATCATTTTTTTAAAAATCTAGTTTTAATTTAAAAGTATATTCATCTGTTTCAAGTTTTCTTACAGGAGTGGCCACTTTTGCAATTGCGATGAGGTTTTTATTTTCATCATATAAACCTATTTTATTAATAAACGTTTGCTTTTTAAAGCTACCAGTGAAATCACATCCATAAGAGCTACTAATTGTATTTTTTAGTTCGATATTATCTGGTTCTTTATAATAGCCGCCGTCACTACCGCTTACAGAAACAGAACCTGTCTGCTGTCCATATTTAATATATGTTGGATTGTTTGAATGATTCAATTCGCCTCTTTTTGCGTGTGCCAGCATTGTCATTGTTGGGATATAATTAGTGCCTGAAAAAGCCATATGAAAACTCGATGCTGAATGGGCAAGGGATCCTGATTTATCATTCATTCCTACTCCAAAATGAACCCATTGCGGCAAAGATTGGGCGCCTTCAACATATTCTTCTTTGTGCGCAGAAGATGTTAAATTCCAACTTCCTGTTAGCGCTACAAAGCCCTCTT